GTTGGAGTTAAAATGACCCTTGAACAATGGGAAAAAGACAACGCAGCGTTCCTGATCAAGATAGGTCAGATCGCTCCAGCAGCACCTAAACCAGCAACTAAGAAAGATGAGGAATAAACCAAATGGCAGTATATCTAAGCAATGGGGTAGTTCTAACTGTTAATGCGGTTGACCTATCAAACCTAGTTTCATCTGTAACTATCAACCGTTCATTCGATGAACTCGAAGTAACAGCAATGGGAGACTCAGGCCATAAGTTCGTTAAAGGCTTGGAAGCATCGTCTATCACTATCGACTTCTTTAATGATGAAGCAACTTCTAAGACACTTCAGACACTTCAGGCTGTATGGGGAACAAGCACAACAGTTACAGTTAAGCAGACTTCAGCGACAGTATCAGCGACTAATCCGCTTTACACAATGTCTTGTTTGGTCAATAACACAACACCTATCAACGGTGCAGTTGGCGATCTTTCAACTCAGTCAGTAACTTGGAATGTTAACGGCACTATCGCAATTACAACCGCACCATAATTAACTAACTAAGGGGCAAAAGCATGGCAAAACTAAAGGTAACAAGGGCAGACGGAAGCGTTAACGAGTACCAGATCACTCCGGCGATCGAGTACGCCTTCGAGCAATATGCAAAGAAGGGCTTTCACAAAGCCTTTAGAGATGATGAAAAGCAGACCGATGTTTATTGGCTCTGTTGGGAAGCAATTCGCCGGTCGGGTGAAACCGTTAAACCCTTCGGAGAGTCTTTTCTAGATACATTGACGCGAGTCGAGGTTCTAGACGATGACCCTTTGGAGTAACGCGAGAGTCCTTCACCTATCTCGTAGCGAGACTATCGCTGGAGACTGGACTCTCGCCACAGACTTTAATTGAACTAGATCACACGATGTTCAGGACTTTACTTCAAGCCCTGAAAGACAGAGCGAAGGAGACAAGCGATGCCAGTAGAACTAAAAGGCGCTGATAAACTTCGCAAAGCCCTTCGTGAGTTTGAACCTGATCTAGCCAAGGCAACTACTAAACAAATGGCAGCCGCGCTCAAGCCTATTACTAATAAGGCTCGCGGTTATATGCCGTCTAATACTGCCATGCTATCTGGCTGGACTTCTGCAGCTTCGTCAGCAGATACCGCTAAGTACCGCATGTTTCCTAAGTACGATCAGTCAGAAGCCAAGCGCGGAGTTAAATACTCGACCAGCCCTTCTAAGCCTAATAAGCGCGGCTTCGTATCTCTAGCGCGGATTATTAACTCGTCAGCCGGCGGAGCGATCTACGAGACAGCAGGCCGCAAGAACCCTAACGGTCAGCCAACTTTCCAGCGCACTAAGTTCACACCTGCTTCTTACCGCGAGGACGGTCGAGGCTATAACAAGTCTCTAAACCCTAACGCTGGTAAGCAGTTCCTAGACCGCGCTAACGCCACAGGTGAACTAGTTAATGCTCGACCAAGACAACAAGGCCAAGCAGGTCGATCAACTCGCAAGATGACTGGTCGCGCCATATTCAGAGCATTCGCCGAGGATCAAGGCAAAGTAACAGCAGCGATCGTTAAAGCGATCGGCAGTTCTGCTATTGAGTTCAAAGCAAAGACTAAGGTGAAATAATGGCTGATCTAAAGATAGATATCGCTTCGGTATTCTCTGGCAAGAAAGCCTTTCAAGATGCCGCCAAGTCAACCCTTAGCCTTAACTCTCAGGTTAAGACACTTGCTAAGTCTTATGTTGGTTTATTCACCGTCCAGCGTTTAGGCCGCGCAGGTTTCAGCGCCGCTAAAGCCTTTGCTCAAGATGACAAAGCAGCCAGAGTATTAACTCAGTCTTTAGATAACTTAGGCCTAGCCTTTGCAGATCCTTCTGTTAAGAACTTTATTGCAGACTTAGAAAAGCAATTCGGTGTCCTCGATGACCAACTGCGCCCAGCCTTTCAGCGTTTATTAACAACCACAGGCGATGTGGCTAAAAGCCAGCAGTTACTTCGCACAGCCCTTGATCTAAGCGCAGCAAGCGGGGCAGATGTTGTATCCGTAGCAGGCGACTTATCTAAGGCTTATGTAGGCCAGACTAGATCCCTTGCCAAGTACGGCATCGGCTTAACTCAGGCTGAACTAAAGGCTATGTCCTTTGAGGAAGTCCAGACACGAATTAACGGTCTATTCGGTGGACAGGCAACGGTTGCAGTTGATACCTATGCTGGCGCGCTTCAGCGTTTATCAGTATCGGCTAATAATGCTCAGGAGATTATTGGCGGCGGCTTACTCGATGCACTTGCAGCCTTAGGCGGCGGTGGTGAAGGTGGACTTACTAACACACTTAACCTGATCGAAAAGACTTCTACTGCACTTGCTACCTTCGTGCGCCGCTTCGGCGTAGGCGTTGGTCAGTTAGCAGCCCTAGCGCGTGGAGACTTGCAAGCCTTCCGAGCAATAGGCGAAACCGAGATGAACCGCGGTCGAGATATGTCTGGGATCACTCCAGCGATTAGAGCAGAACTAACCAAAGCGGCAGCCGAGAAGGCAGCAGCCAAGAACCGCACCGCTTTGCTCAAGACAACTAAAGAGCAAACTAAAGCGATCAAAGAGCAGACAGCGCTGCAAAAGGCTGGAACTTTATTCGATATCCAACAGGCTTCGATCATTGCTGCACTCAAGGGTGAGATTACAAATGAGGAACGCAAGCGCCTAGAACTACAACTAGCGATCCTTACCGGCAACACTAACGAGGCATCTAAACTTGCTGGAGAACTTGCCAAGTCTCAAGGACTATCACAACAACTAGCTGCTTACCTAGCAAGCCTGCCAGATGCTAAGAACCCTTTTACAGCATGGAAGTCTTATCTAGACATGATCGAGGCACAGGTTCGCCGCATCGGTAATCCAACAGCCTTCCCTGTTGTGTCTATGGCTGAAGGTTATGGCGTAACTGGTCAACAATACTCTCTGCCACAAGGATCAACACAGACAACCGCAGGCGGCGTTGACTTCACAGTTAATGTAAACGCTGGCTCAATAATTGCCCAAGAACAGTTGCAAGATGTCTTGCGCGATACTTTGCTCGATGCTTCACTCTCAGCTAAGTTCGCAGCTATATTCCGTCAGGGCGGTTCATTCGGGCCATGACCTTACCTGCACAGATCGCTGTCTCGTTCGACTTTACTTCTGGCGCTACCTTCGGGTATCCCTTTACTATTGGCGATCCTGAGTATGGCAAGTTAGGCGTAGGCACACTAGCCTCAACAACTACACCAGAACCTACAGTTGATCTGACTCCCAATGTTCGCCAGATAAGCATCAAGCGCGGTCGCAACATCATGCGCGATACCTTTGAGGCTGGCTCGGCAACGGTCAGAGTTATAGATCCAGACGGATCGTTTAACCCACAAAATGTTAACTCGCCTTACTTCGGCTTCCTCACTCCACTACGCAAGTTGCGCATCTCTGCAACGGTCGGAGGAGTTGGGTACTTCTTATTCTCTGGCTATACAACAGACTACAAATACACCTACCCGCAGGGGCAAGAGATCGGTTATGTCGATATTGTCTGCTCTGATGCTTTTAGACTTATGCAACAGGCTGGGATTACTACAGTAGCAAGCGCAACCGCCGGGCAAGACACAGGCACACGCATAGGCAAGATCCTCGATCAAGTCTCATGGCCGACATCTATGCGCAACATCGACACAGGCAACACCACCTGTGTGGTAGATCCCGGCACTTCTCGCACAGCCCTTGATGCACTAAAGAACGCAGAGTTCTCAGAGCAGGGTGCGTTCTTTATCAACGATGAAGGCACAGCAGTATTCTTAAACCGCACCAATGTAATCAAGAAGTATGGCGATGCGCCCATCGTGTTTAATCAGACTAGCGGTATCCCTTACAGCAACCTCACCTTCGCCTTCGATGATAAGTTAATTATCAACAGCGCTGGCATGACTCGCGTGGGTGGCACTCAGCAGGTATCAGAGGACTCAGCCTCGATCGCCAAGTATTTTCCTCACCAGCTAAACGAGTCCAACCTAGTAGCGCAGACAGATGCAGACACTCTTAATATCGCCAAGATATATGTGGCAACTCGCAAAGAGACCACGATCCGCATAGATGCCATGACGGTCGATCTACTCGATCCAGATGTACCAACTGCGACCATGCTGGACTTCGATTACTTCCAACCCCTAGAGATTACTAACATTCAGCCAGATGGTTCAACGATCGTTAAGACACTACAAGCACAAGGCTTCTCATGGAATATAACGCCAAATGCCATGAGCGTAACTGTAACAACTCTCGAACCGATCGTTGAAGGGTTCATCATCGGAAGCGCAGTATCAGGTATAATCGGCACTAACATAATGGCGTACTAGGAGATATAAATGGCAACAGGCTTTCCAGCAAGCACAGGCGATGTCCTAAGCGCGGCTATGTATAACGGACTTACTTCGTTCTCAGTAGGCGCGGCTAATACAGCCGACTACACAGCAGTCTTAGCAGACCAGTACCAGAGCCTAGAGATCATGAACAAGGCAACTGCTATCGCCTTCAAGATCCCGACCGATGCTTCGGTGGCATTCGAGATCGGCACAGTACTAACAGTTCTTAACATCGGGGCTGGACTCTGCACTATCTCAGCTGTAACGCCCGGCACAACCACAGTCCTTTCAGCAGGTGCGGTAGCAGCCAGCCCAACCCTTGCGCAATATAAGTCAGCAGCCTGCATCAAGACCGCTGCTAATACTTGGTATGTCGTGGGTGCGATCGCATAATGATCGCTAACCAAATTGCTGGACTTATGGGGGTTAGCGCGCCTGTCTCGCTCACCGATTATGAGTCTATTGCCAGCACAACTGTAGGCTCTGGAGGATCTGCTAGCGTTACTTTTAGCAGTATTGCAGGTACTTACTCTCACTTACAGGTGCGCTTCTTAGGTCGCGATAACCGCGCTTCAACGCAAGACACTCTATTGGTGCGCTTCAACTCTGACTCAAGTAGTAACTACCGTATCCACTACCTTCTTGGAGACGGTTCTACCGCAAGCGCTGGTGGCTTTGCTAGCACAGGTATTGAAGTTTATAGAATTGCAGCAGCATCATCTGGCACTTCTGTCTTTGGTGCAGGAGTAATAGATATTCTTGATTACACCAGTACAAATAAGAATAAGACAACACGATCACTTGCTGGTTTAGATAGGAACGGTTCTGGAGAACTCGCGCTAGGTAGCGGTCTTTGGTATGCAACTCCGGCGGCTATCACTTCAATTACCTTGCTTCCAACTAACGGAACTTTATTTTCTGAATACTCCTCTTTCGCTCTGTATGGGATTAAATAATGCCAGCAACTTATGAACCAATAGCAACTAATACTCTTGGCAGCGCGAGTTCCACAGTATCTTTTACTTCTATCCCTAGCACTTATACTGATCTTGTCTTGGTTATAGGTGGGGCTGCATCTAGCGCGCAGGGTATGTTCTTATATTTTAATAACGACACAGCAGCCAATTATTCTAGAACTTATGTTTACGGAACTGGCTCTAGCGCAATTTCAGATAGAGTTGGCGATCATAAAGTTTTAGAAATCGGTACAGCAATTTCAACACTAACCGCTAGCGTTATGAACTACGCCAACACAACAACCTTTAAGACAACCCTTACACGCGGCGGATCGGCGGCTAACCTAACTATTGCTGAAGTTGGCACTTGGCGTTCAACTGCCGCTATTAACCGCATAGATGTAACGACTGGAACTGGAACAATGAACACAGGAACGGTTCTTACCCTATACGGAATTAAGGCGGCATAATGGCTAACACTTATGTAAAGATAGGTACCACCGTTGAGGTTGGAGTGCTAGGCGCAACCGATATTACTTTCAGCGCAATTCCTGCTACTTTTACAGATTTACTCGTGGTCGCATCAGTTCGTGGCTCAGATGCTTTAGCCACTAACACCAACCTTCGTATTCAGTTTAACGGTTCAACAAGCAATTATTCCGAGCGCCAACTATACGGCAACGGTTCAAGCGCCACTAGCGCGACTCTTACTTATGCTTCTCTAGGCTATGTCTCTAGCGCTGGCGCAACTGCTTCAACCTTTGGCAATTGCCAAGCCTATATTCCTAACTATGCTTCATCAGCCTTTAAGTCAATATCAGCAGAAGGCGTAGCAGAAGGCAATACAACTGCGATGCTTATGGCTTTAGACGCAGGTCTCTGGTCTGATACTTCCGCAATAACTTCTATTAAGTTATTCGTACCTTCTTACAATTTACTTCAATACTCAACAGCAACCCTCTACGGCATATCTAAATCATAGGAGACAAAATGGCAGACACAAAGATCATCGTAAACTGCGAGACAGGCGAAGTCTCTGAGGTTGAACTAACAGCCGAGGAAGTAGCACAACGCGAGGCAGATGCAGTTGCTTACGCAAAGGCTAAGGCAGATGAGGAACAAGCAGCCGCGGAGAAGGCTGAGGCTAAGGCTGCTATTGCAGAGCGCTTAGGACTAACAGATGCAGAACTGGCAACGCTACTGGCATGAAGCCAAAGTTATGCAAAGCCGGTATCCAACTAAGAGAGCAGTTTGATGATGCCTACGGCGATCGTCTGCGTACCTCAGACGGCTGGATCGGTGATAGTCGGCACTCAGCTCGTAAGTCTGACCATAATCCAGATGAGCAGGGCTGGGTTCGTGCCATTGACATTGACCGCGATCTATCAGGAAAACCCAAGCCCGATCTCATGCCCGATGTGGCAGATCAACTTCGTATCTTGGCAAAGACTGATCGCCGCATCTCATATCTCATCTTTGACGGCAAGATCGCCAGCGCTAAGAGTTTCTGGCGTTGGAGAAAATATAAGGGGATTAACCAGCACCGCACTCATCTCCACTGTTCTTTTTCTCGCAAAGGCGATCAAGATAATTCGTTCTTTAATATCCCGCTACTAGGAGGCAGTCTATGAATATGAAAAATCCATTGGTACTAACAGCAGGAGCGTTCCTGTCTGCTTGGGCTGCATCTAACTTCGCAGCAGATTACCGCTCGATCCTGTGGGCTGTACTAGCTGGGGTCTTTGGATATGCGACACCTAAACGATGACACCAACGGATTACTTAAATCTTTATATTGCCACGCTTGCGATAGTGGGTGGATTAGCGGGCTATGTAATCACGCACTTGCTGTCGGAGATCAAACGCCTTAATGGGCGTGTCGATGAGATCTATAACATACTTTTAGAGCGACAATAATCCTATGGCTCGCAAGAAGGCTATCGACTTAGAGGCTTACTCTATGCTCGATCAGTATTGCATCGGGCTAAATGAGTATTACAAATCACTAAGACGAGCAGGGTTCACACCTGAGTTGGCTTTGGCTATCTTGCTTGAACCTTTAACTTACCCGGCAACTATCTTGCCCACACCTAACTGGTTGCCACAACTTCCCGACTCGATCCCTTATGACGATGACGATGAGGATTAATGAAGCGCACAGTTATAGTGCCAGACCTGCAAGTGCCATATCATGACGAAGTTGCTGTCCGTAATGTTGCATCTTTTATTAAGGCATACCGTCCAGATAGCGTTATTACACTCGGAGATGAAATTGACCTCCCACAGATCAGCCGATGGTCAGACGGCACACCAGGTTGGTACGAACAAACACTAGCTGAGGATCGAGATCTAGCAGTAGAAGTTCTATGGTCTTTGGTTGAGCATTCTAAAGAAGCCCACATGATCCGATCTAATCACACCGATCGTCTTTACAATGTAATCATGAAAAAGATCCCAGCATTCTTAGCCTTGCCAGAGTTAAAGTTCGAGCGCTTCATGCGTTTAGACGAGTTAGGCATCACTTACCATAAGAAGCCATACGCCTTCGCTAAGGGCTGGGTGGCAGTTCATGGAGACGAACAGGGCATCAACCCTAACGCGGGTCTTACAGCCCTTGGAGCGGCTCGTAGGCATGGTTTAAGCGTGGTATGCGGACATACTCATAGGGCGGGAGTATCAGCCTTCACAGAGGCTTCTGGGGGCAAGATAGGGCGTATCCTGCGAGGCGTAGAAGGTGGGCATCTTATGGATATTCGCAAGGCTGGCTATACCAAGGGAACTATGAACTGGCAGGAAGCCTTTATCATCGTTGAGGACACGCAGGTAACTTTAATTAACCTTGAAAAGGACGGCACTTTCGTGGTGCATGGTCGGCGCTATGGACGATCTAGATAACGACATCAAGCGCACGATAGACGATGCGATGGACGATGGAGAATTGTTACCGTTTCGTTATCAACACACCGTCAGATAGTCAGATATTTATGCAACACTTATGCCAAGAAGGTGCGAAGGGCGCACTAGAAGGGCAGTAAATGAATATCTATGAAATCGGAATACTAATGTGTGGCTGGGTTACTAGCTGCGTTATGTTCTACACGATGGGCGTTAACACAGGCTACATCGAAGGTCGCAAGGCAGTTCGTAAGTTTTACGAGCAGCGCGATAAGGTGAGAGCATGATGGCGCGTGATTACCTCAACGAAGCAAGAGCAACGATCCAAGACCGAGGTCTGGATTAC